CAAGAAATTAATTTACTTGCTTGTCTAACACAGATGATGGGTGAGTGTAAATTTAAATAGGAGTTATTATGGTTGATACAAAAGAAGAAGCATATAGTCTTGCAAAAGATATTAAAATGTCAATGGTTACTAAACCAGCATTAAATATGTTGGAAGTATTCTTACCAGAGTATGTTACAAAAGAATTTAACGAATATATTGACGGTGTAAGAGGAAGTGCAAAAAGTTTTTCACACGAACTTGTAGGACAAATCAAATCAAATAAAAAGTCTGCACAACTAGATATGGACTTTGAAGATAAACCAGTAAAAGGTTTGAAAGCACTTCTTGAAGGTTTTACACACTCGTATCTATCATTTTTAGGTTGTGCAGATGCAAAAAGTGATTGTGTATCTATGTGGACAGTTCATAGTTATGAAGGTGATTATAATCCACTACACGACCACGGTGTCAATACACCTACTGGAATGTCTTGCATTTTATATTTAAAAGTACCACCACAGATAGAAAAACTATCTGGTAGTGCAAAAGAATATGAGACTGGTGGACTTAAATTAGATTTAAATAATGCATCTGGTACTACTGATGGTTTTACATTTTTTAGTTGGGGTATGAACTGTACTAGTGATATTAAACAATTAAAACCAGTTCAAGAAGCATTTGTAAAACCAGAAGTTGGTAAACTCTTAATGTTTCCTAATTGGTTAAAACACTCTGTATCACCGTTTTATGGTGAGGGAGAAAGAAGAACTTTATCTGCAAACTTTGAGATAGAACTAAAAACTATGCCTTTACTTGCAGACCAAAAGATACTTGCAAAGAGCCCAGAATAGAATCATTAAATGACATTTAAAATAGATATTTTAGAACACCGAAAAAATAGACAAGTAGAGAATGATAAAAAAGTTAAAAAACTTTTATCTACTAATATGAATATAAATGATTTAAAGAAACACCCATTAATTAATGCAGATGCATTAGATAGATATTTAGAACAAGGAGGTTCTGTTAATAATCTTAGTAATGATGCAGTTCTTTCTCTTTCTATGTTTATTGCAGTAAAATCATCCAGACAAGGTTCAAAAGATGAATTGCTTATAATAAATGGTATTAATGATGCACTTCAAGAATGGTCTTTAAAAAAACCACAGAAAGAAATTAGAATTGATGGTATAGATAAAACTATTGATGCTGTTTTACTAGACAGTAATAAAACTACAATTAGTCATATTTTCTGTAAAGTGGTAGATGGTGACGGTGGTCATCAAGATAATGTTAGAATTGAAACTTTTCATTTTTTAGAATACGCATCAAAACAAGATGATGGTCTTTTACGAGTATGTTTGATTGACGGTAATATTAAATGGAAAAATAATGCATTAAAATATACATCAGATAATGTTTGGGTTTGTGACCATTTACAATTTCAAGAAAAATTACAAAAAGAATATGGTGTGGAATTAAAAGAAATTGATAATGATAATACGGTTGTTTATAAGAATCCAATAGAGGAGTTGTTAAGTGCCAACTAAACCGAATAGAACAAAGGTAGCCACTCCTAATGATGTAGTAATGACTCCAGAGAAATCTGCTATACAAATTATAAATCATTTTCAACCTAAAGGTAGTATACTTGAACCGTGTCGTGGAGAGGGTGCATTTTATAAAAACTTTACAAATACCGATAAGGATTGGTGTGAAATCTCAGAGGGAAAAGATTTTTTGAAATATGATAAAAAGGTTGATTGGATTATAACTAATCCACCTTTCTCAATTTTTGATGTCTTTCTTCTTCACGCTTTAAAAATATCAGATAATGTTGTATTCTTTTGTCCTTTAAATAAAGTTTTTAAGTCTATGAAACTTGATATGAAAATAAGTGAATATGGTGGTATTAAAGAAGTTGTACATATGGGTTCTGGTGGTATGCATAAATTTCCATTTGGATTTGTTGTGGGGTGCATTTATTATAAAAGAAATTACAAAGGCCCAATAGAATACAATAGAATGTATGCAAAAGATAAATATGGGGTCTCTACATTGGAGAAATTTGAATAATGGCATATGAATTAAAAGAGTATCTCAATTCTTTAAACTTTAATAAGAATAATCTTATGGACGGTGAGGACGATATGTACGAAAAAAAGTATAGTCCTTTTATTGTAAATAAATGTCTTGCACCACATAATGATTGTATCTTATTAGTGAATGAAATGAATCGTTATGGTTCAGTTTTAGACAAAGATAAGAAGTTGCAGTATGACTTTTTACTAAATACTATAAGAACAAGGAAAAGATATGCACCTTGGATAAAGGAAAGTAAATCTAAAAACCTTGAGTATGTGAAAGAATATTATGGATATAATAACTCTAAAGCTAAATCAATTCTTGACATACTGAACGGTGAACAAATAGAGTTCATCAAAAGTAAACTGAATAAAGGTGGAATGAAAAAATGAACGAAACTTTATGGAACACAGATAAGATGTTAGAAGTTTCTTTAAAAGAACCAGATGATTTTCTAAAGGTTAGAGAAACACTTTCTAGAATCGGAGTATCATCTAGGAAAGAAAAGAAACTCTTTCAATCTTGTCACATACTACACAAACAAGGCAAATATTACATAGTTCACTTCAAAGAACTATTTGCACTTGACGGTAAAGAGCACAACATATCAGAGAACGATATAGGAAGAAGAAATTCTATCGCCTGTCTTTTGAAGGATTGGGGACTAGTTAGTTTTGAGAACGAACCAGAAACCAAAGCTCCATTATCACAAATAAAAGTTATCTCTTTCAAAGAAAAAGGTGAATGGGTTTTAGAACCAAAATATAACATTGGAAAAAAGAAAGAGGAAACTGATGAACCAAAAAGCGATTAGAAATAGACTTATAACTGCCTTTCTAGCTCATTCAGAAGGACATATTAAAAAACACCTTGCAAATGTTGAGGTGTTACTCTCAAATCCAGTTGGAATAGGTGAACACGGTGATATTATTAACGAAATAGAAAAAGAGTTAAAAGAAGTTGCACATTATGAAGATTTAATTGATGCAATGAAAAAATATTTTCCAGAAATTGATGAACTATTTGAGGGTTGACTATTTTTAAAAAGGTGATATAATATACATTATGGATTTTTATACTAATGTTGTACAATGGGGTAATTTTCTTTTAGTTCGTGGTGTTGATAAAAATCAAAGAGTTAATTTTAGATTAAAATACAAACCAACTTTGTTTGTTCCAGTAATGAAACAAACTGATTGGAAAACTCTTGATGGTAAGTCTGTAACACCATATCAATTTAATTGTATAAAAGATGCAAAAGACTTTCTTCTTAAATATGAAAGTCAACCTCATCTTGTTCACGGACTAAACAGATTCGCATACACATATATTTCAGATACATTTCCACAAAAGGTAAATTGGAACATTGATAAACTATTAATTATGACGATTGATATTGAGGTTCAATGTGAGAATGGTTTTCCTAATCCAGAATCTGCAATAGAACCTTTACTTTCTATTACAGTAAAAAATCAACAATCTAAAAAGATTATAGTGTGGGGTATTCAACCTTACAAGAATACAAGAGAAGATGTTACTTATATTCGTTGTCCTAACGAACACGATTTGATTATGGAGTTTATGTCTTTCTGGACAAAGAATTATCCAGATGTCATTACTGGTTGGAATACAGACTTCTTTGATATTCCTTATCTTGCAAATAGAATCAAACAAGTTTGTGGTGAAGATAAAATGCGAGAACTATCGCCTTGGAAAAATGTTAGTTCTAAACAAATTTATAGTATGGGTAGAAATCATTTGATGTATGATATTATGGGTGTATCACAATATGATTACTTACAACTCTATCAGAAGTTTACTTATACCAGACAAGAATCATACAAGTTAGATTACATTGCAAGTGTTGAACTTGGTGAAAAGAAAGATGAAAATCCATATGAAACATTTAGAGAGTGGTATGAAAATGACTTTCAATCTTTCATTGACTATAATATTCAAGATGTGGAAATCGTTGATAAACTAGAAGATAAAATGGGTCTGATTGACCTTGCACTTACTATGGCCTATGAGGGTAAAGTAAATTATTCAGATGTATTTGGTCAAGTTAAATATTGGGATATTTTAATCTACAACTTCTTGAGAAAAAGAAAGATTGTTATACCACAAAAATCATCACACAGTAAAAACGAACAGTATGAGGGTGCATATGTAAAAGAACCAATTACTGGTTTACATAAGTGGGTTGTGTCATTTGATTTGAATTCACTATATCCACATTTGATTATGCA